CCGTTACGGAATGCTTGCTGGTCTTAACCCAGCTCAAGGTCTTATCTTTATGCTACAAGCACTTGGTGGTGGATTAATCTCGAAGGATATGGCAATGCGTGAACTTCCATTCACAGTCAACGTCACGTCAGAACTAGAGAAAATTGAAATCGAGAATATGCGTCAAGCGTTACTTGGTTCACTTACCGCCTACACTCAAGCAATTCCACAGATGGCTAGTCAAGGCCAGGATGCTTCTGATGTAGTGCGTAAAATTGCTGCTGTCATAAAGGCACGCCAAAAGGGACAGGCACTTGAGGATGCAATTGAAGCAACCTTTGCCCCTCAGCAGCAAGCGGTTCCTCCTGCTGGAGCACCACAAGCGGTTGAGCAACCGTCCCCTGCTCCCGTTGGAGCCCCAGTAGGAGGCACTACTCCTCCAGAAATTCAAGCTGGTCCACCAGATATTATGAGTTTACTTTCAGGAATTACTGGAAGCGGAACACCTACAGCAAGCGTTCGTAGCACAAGAAAACTTTAAACTAAGGAGGGGACAAATTGACAACGATAATTGGTATCGAGCATAAAGACGCTGCAATTATTGTTGCTGATAGTCAAACTACTGATAGTAGTGGCTTTATATATTCACATCCTAATGTTCAAAAGATTGCGGACCGAGGTCCATATCTAATTGCTGGCTCAGGTGAGGTTCTTCCTTGCGATGTAGCGCAACATATATGGGAACCACCAGTTCCAACTAAGCTAGAGAAAAAAGATTTATATCACTTTATGATTGCAAAGGCTATGCCTTCGCTTCGCAAGTGTTTATCTGATAGCGGATATAACTTTGATGAGGACAATAAGGAACTTAGGTTCCAATTTATTATTGCACTCAATGGAGAAATATTTGATGTAGACCAAGATTGCTCAGTATCTAAATCTGAACACGGAGTCTACGCTGCAGGTTCTGGAGCCGCATACGCACTTGGTGCATTACACGCTGGTGCTGATGCTTATCAAGCAATGGAGATTGCAAGCAAACTTACAGCATTTACAGCAGGACCTTATCTATCTAAAATTCAACCTAAACATATTAAGTAGGAGATACTGTGGCAATTACTGAAAATAGAGGCGGAGACCGCCCTACTGCTTCACAAAATAATCCTAATAATATTGGTGCTGGTGGAGGAAATACTCAAAGCGGTAAAGCTTCAGGCTTTGCATATGGTATGAACAAATCAATTAACGAGCAATCATCTCAAGGCAATGCTGCAGTAGCAGCTATGACTCCTAGTGGTGGAGCAGCTCCTGCGTTGCCTCAAGTGACTCCTATCACAGCACCGACTGAACTCCCAAACCAACCAGTAACCGATGGCGCTGCACTTGGACCTGGAATGAATACAATTCCTGGATTACCTCAACCTCCAGTAGCTGACAATACAATATTTAATCAAAACATTGAGGCTTATCGCCCAGTATTAACTTACATTGCTAATCAACCTTCCACTTCAACAGATACTCGTAAGGTTATATCGTTACTTTTAACAACGACACCTACTGAAAATATGGCTTAATGAACGTATGGAATCGATTAGGCGACCTTGGTAAAGGCGTATTTGACTGGACAAGAGATGTCGGCTTAGCAATAGCTTCGCCTGCAAAATTTGCCTGGGATATTACAACAGCTCCTTGGAATGACCGAGAAGAATTCAATGGTTTTCTAAGCACATTCAAACAAGCAACAGTTGACCTTGGAAAAAATGTAGGACGTCCACTAGGTGGAGTTATTGGTGCTATAGAAGCAACTAATAGAAACTTAGTTCGTGAACCTCTTAGCGCACTTGCACTTGCTGCGGGGACTGACGCAGGATGGCAAAAGGCTTGGGACAATAGAAATAAGATTTCCGTAGGTCAAGCATATACAAATTTACTTGGTCAAGGACTAGGAGAAATCCTACCTGATGAGCTGACTCCAAAATTTATGGATTCAGATTTTGATATTTATGATGAGAAGCAACGCAATGAAGCTTTTAAGAAAAGCCTTTACGGTAAAGTTATTTCTGGTAGCTTTGATACTATAGCACAATTTGTTGGCGATGTTAGCATCGTCGGTGGTAAAGCTATGGTTGCATATAAAGCTGCAGACAAATCTGCAGATGCAATTGTTGCACTACGACAAGTTCGTGGTGGTATGCTAGATGATAAAGTTGCACAGAGATACGACGCTCTTGCTGACGACTTTGCAAATAACGATATTGCTTGGGCCCTTGCTCATCCTTGGGTCAAGGCAAGTAATAACGAAGCCTCAGTTGGATACCTTCTTGGTGTAACTGCAACCAAAGAAGAAGCTATTGAAACTATGCTTGCAGTAATGGGTGATAAAAGTGGTATCCAGAGACTAGAAGATATTTCTAGACCAGATATCGCAGCACCACTTCGTGTTGCAAATGGAGAATTAACTCGAAGCGAACTTAAAATTGTTCTTTCAGAAGAATCAAAAATTGCATCTGGTTTAGATGATGATATGCTTCCATTTGGAACAAGAAGCCCAGAAGAAATTACAGCAGATAGAGAATATCTAGCAGCTTGGGCAAAGCACGACAAGTATGTTGACCAACTATTTAACGTATCAGTAGAAGCTCCAGTATCTGAAGGCATTGGTCGCTTTGGACAGAGCATCGGCAAAGAAGTTGCTACTGCTAGAACAGTTCCGTTCCACGCCAAAGAAGTTGGCGAAGGAAGTATTGTCGCGTATCAACCTACATCCCTACATAAACTTTATTATAAAATTAGTTGGGGAGAAAAAGAACGCCCAGGCGGAGTTGTTAACCTAAACGAAGGTGACTCAATCCGTGAGGTTATGGCGATTACTGATAGACTTATTCAGTTGTCAAAACGCAAAGTCTTATCATCAGATAACGCACTTGTTACTAAATTTATTGTTAATCCTTTACAAAAACCAGCTAGTGCTTTGGCTCGCCCATTCCTTGGGGACAACGTATTCACTGAAATCCAAGCTCAGTCAGTTATTGAACGATATGCTGCTGCTGGAACACCAGAAGCTAGAGCTAAAGTAATTAATGACTTAGAAGCTATCGGTTATAATCTACTTGCAAAGAAACATAACATCAGCGCAGATAATGCCCGCAAGATGTTTGATTATCATAACCAAATGCGTAGTGGTAAACTACGTGAAGCCAAAGAAGAAGGCTTTATGTGGGATAATGAAGCTAGAGCTATGGTTAAAGTTCCAATGTTTGAATCTCAAACAGCAAACTTCCTGCCAGTTGCAGACTTTGATAAGATAGATGATGTTCTTTACCGCAATAACAATGCAATCTCAGCAGCCTTGGGCCGTGGACACGACATCATTGGTGCAACAAGCGACCTTTGGAAGGCAGCCGTTCTACTTCGTTTAGGTTATCCTATCCGTAACGCAGCTGACTCTCAACTTCGTATCTGGGCTACTGTTGGAGCTATGGCTTCACTACGCCACGCAGGAGAAGGTGCTCGCCACTTAAGAGACAATCTATTCCCTGAGGGACAACGTCTTGTTGATAACTATAAGACAATTAAAAAGCTAAACTATGGTGAAATCAAAGCTGACCTTCAATTAACTGGTAAAGAAATTGCTACACTAGAAAAAGAAATGCCAGGATTAGAAGCAAGACTTCTTGCAGACCCAGAGAATCCAGATTTAATCGGTGAGATTGTAAACAGAAAGACCTCGCTTCGGGATAAGTTAGCACTATATGAAGCTAACAGCAATACTCTTACAAAGATTGAACAATCTAAAGTTCCTTCTCGCAAGAAGCGTATTGGAACAGATGATGTTCAACTAACATCATCCTTCCCTGGTGTAGATGGTGCTGACCATACAGTCTTTGGTGCTTTTGGTGGACCAAATGGTGGGCTGTTTAGAGAATTAAACTCATCCCAAAGAACATTTTACTCTTTACTTGAAGACTACTCCACCATATATGGTGCTAATGTAGCAAGTAAGGGACGTGGAGCTATCCGTCCTGAAGATGTTAACTATTATCAAGAGTGGTCGAATGCTATCAACGAGGTTTTTGGTAACTCAGTTGTAGCTAGAGAGCTTATGTCTGGTAAATCAATACAAGATGTAGCTAAAGACCTAGCTGATAACCAACAACTACGAGCACGCCTTGGCTTAGCTCGTCACGAAACAGTTGAGTATGTATCTAATGCTAAACGTTTCGTTGACCAGTATGTTCCAGATGGTTATGGTTTGCGTGAAGAACTACTCGGCTCAAATATTAAATTAAAAAATCAACACCCGAATTTAACTGATTATAAAGATGGTGGTATGGGTGGATTACCAGGAACTAGAAGCGTAGTTGGATTTGTTGATACTGCTTATCTTGCTAAGATGCCTGGCAATGTTGTTGACAAAGAAGGCGTAGATTTTTATAAAGCAAAAATTCGTTCAGGTGAAGGCTTTGATAATCCAATAACTGTTTGGTATGACAATGATACTGGTCTTGCATATGTTGGAGAAGGAAATCATAGACTTCAAGCTGCTTTAGAAGAAGGCGTATCTGCAGTTCCCGTTAGAGTTGTTCGTGGCAGAGTAGATGCAGAAAAGAAATTAGATAGCAAAGGTATTGGTTTTTTTGCAGAAACTGTTGGCCGTGAGCCAATGCAGATTAAGAATGGAAAGACACTTCCATTCACAACACAAGGACCAACTGGCCCTGTAGAATATATGCCAACAGATGTCCACCCATCATTTATATTTGATAAAGAATTTATTGTAGACCCAAATAGTGTTGGCTCTAAGGTATCTGAAGCTAAATTGCGTGATGCAATCAAAGACCCAGGTAAACTTCCTATTGTTCACGGCCATTTGATTGATGAGAATATGGGTATGAAGACCCGTAATATGTCACGACGTATGACAAGCTTCCTATTCAAATATCTCGCTACAATACCTGAAGATAACTGGGCACGACACCCATTGTTCATTGACCTATACCAGAAGTCAATCCAAAAGCGTTTTGAGACAGCAGAGTTCCTAAATAAGAAAGCATTTACTCGTGAAGAGTTTGCTAAGATTCAATATGATTTAGAGAAGTCAGCTAGAGCTGATGCTATGAAGGGTGTTAAAGCTACACTTTATAACGTAGAGCGCAGAACAAATGCCGCACATATGCTACGCTTCATATCACCATTCTTCTCTGCACAAGAGAATGCTGTAAAGACTTGGTTTAAGATTGCTACTGAAAAGCCAGTGATGCTTAGCCGTGCTAATATTATCTGGAATGCTCCTAACCGTCTAGGGCTAATTACTAACCCTGAGACTGGAGAACCAGTAGGTCCAGGAGACCCATTAAGTCCTAATGATACTATGTGGCTTGAAGTCCCTAATGCTATCAAGAAGCTTCCAATTATTGGAGCAGGATTATCCTCTCTTGACCAGATAGGTATAAGCAAGCGAAGCCTAGATGTTATCTTCCAAGGTAACCCATTTGGCGTTAGCGTAGGCCCATTGGCCGCTATACCAGTATCTAATATCCTTAAGGCTAAGCCAGAACTATCAGAGATACTTGGCTTTGCATTCCCTTATGGACCAGATGCATCGATTAAACAGTTCTTGCCTACCTGGATGCGTAGAGGAACCGAACTCATCCAAGGCTTAAATAGTGATGACTATGCCAAAACATATCAATTGATTTGGATAACAGAACAACATAAAGCCCGTGATGAAGGACGTCCTTATCTAACAGATAAAGAAGTTCAAGATAAGACTAAGGCATACTACTCAATGCGTGTAGCAGCCAACATTATACTACCTTTTGCTCCACAATTCCAGAGCCCATATCGTTTCTATATGGACAAGTGGAAGGAATACAGCAAGACTTATGGTCTAGATGCTGATACAAAGTTCCTTCAAGATTACCCAGATTACTTTGATTTTGCTACTACCCTATCAAAGAACCCTACAAACTCACAGGCAACTATGACTGATGTTGAGAACGCTAAGCGTTACTCTGGTTTGATTGGGGAAATATCAAGCGACAATGCTTCACTAGTAGGTTTGATTACTAAGGGTTCTGGTGCTGCAAAGTTCAGTCCTACAGCATACTGGTGGCAGTCAGAAACATCTATATCTGCAGGAACACCTGAGAAGTTTAGAGGTCGTCAAGACCCTAAGGAAGCTCAGGCACAGAATCAAGCTCGCCAAGGTTGGGCTAAGTATCGCCAAGCTATGGTAATCATTGATGCTCACCTAGCACAACGTGGGCTAACATCACTGAGCCAAAACGGAGCTGAAGACTTAGCTGCTGCAAAACAACTAGTTATTCAAAGCCTTGCTTCAGAAGTTGACCCAGTATCTGGTAAATCAACTGGAACTCCTAGTGCCTGGTATCAAGCCTATAAAGATTTAGATGGAACTAAAACCATAAGAACAATAGATGGATTTAGAAAAATCATATCTGATGATACCTTTATGGCTGACAATGGAGAAGACCCTACTTGGAAGTCAGTTGCTGTGTATATAAAATTAAGAGATGAGCTAGCGGCAACGCTAAGAAATCGACCATCAAACAATATAGACGCTCAAGAGAACTCCGATATCAAAGGAATCCTTGATTACTATGTTAACCAATTGAAGACAGGCGATGTTGAATTCGCTACTATCTATGACAGATTCTTATCACAAGATAAGGTCTATGATAAATATCTAGGTATGGGAATATAATATGGCATTGACACAAAAGCAACAAGACCAAATTAGTAATCTTCAAAAGAAGCAGAACAGCCTTAAATACCAAATCCGTGGCTTACAAGACATTGAATTTGAATTATCTGCAGATGCCAAAGTTGGCAACCAAGCTCAAATAAAGAAACTCAAAGAACAACTTAAGCAACTTCCTAAGCAAATAGATGATGTTAGAAATGCTGAGAAATATAAAGCTGAAGGCAAAGACTCTGCTGGTAAAATAGTAGTAGCTTCTAATGCCCCTGCTAATATATCTGCAAGCGTCCTGGCTGACCTTGTATCAACACTTGGACCTAGCTTTAATCCTGGTGAAACTTCAACCTGGTTTGCTAATGGTATCGGTAGCAATGCTTTAGTTTATACTGGTCAATTAGCAGGAGAAGCTGCCACTCGCACTATCCCTTCTGGCAAAGGTATTGGCAAGGTTTCTATAGCAACAACTGGGGCTCCCAAAGATAATATCCAAGCTGTCACTACTTTAACTGCTAGCTTCTGGACTGATACTGCATTACAAAATAAAATTATAAACTCATACGCAGCTAAGGGTCAAACAATAAGTAAGATTCAAGCTTCTGTAGTATGGGGTGAGTTAGTAACCAAGGCTGGTCAAATCTACGCAGGTGGCCGTGGGCCAAAGATTACTCCTATGGATTTGTTCGCTGACCAGATGGCTTCTATGAAGGGCGATGAAGCTGCTCTTCCACAAAGGTCAATTCAAAAGATTGACCCAATTGTAATCAAAGACTTTGTTAGTGGTATTTACGAAAAGACTCTTGGTCGCGTTGCGACTGATGATGAAAAGAACCAATGGTATTCGCAACTGAAGCCAGCCATTGAAGGTGGAACTGTCACCGAAACAAAGAAGATTAAGAACAAGAAGACTGGCAAACTGGAGAATGTTTCAACTACTACTCCTGGGTTTAACCAACAAGCTACTCAAATTAGTATTGAACAAAAACTTAAAGAAGCTAATCCAGATGACTATGACCGTCAAAAGCGTATGGACTTCTCAACGTGGTTATCACAGAATGTGGCAGGTGCATAAGTGACCCCAGAAGAAATAGCTAACGCTGGTATAGAGGCTGCTGCTGGATATGGTATATCCGAAGCTTTACTTGCTATGCATCCAGAACTTAATTATGTTTATCAGTTGTTTAAATCTGGTCAAAAGACTAAAGCAATTGAAGAGTTATTTAAAACCCCATTCTATAAGAACACAAATAGTGTTGTCAAAGCCCGCGAGAAGATGCGTCTTGAGCAGGAACCAGCTTACCAGAACGAAGTTAGTAAGTATAAATTAGCTGCTAGAAAAAGACTTGTCACCTCTGGTGTAAAGATAGATGAAGCAACATTTAATACCCTTGCTGAGAAAGCTTACAAGGATGGATTAGATGATAATCAATTCGACCAAAGCGTTATGGCTACTGGAAAGATTACTGGCTATGGTGGTAATGTCCTTGGAGATACCTCAACATTAAAATCTTTTGCTAATTCATTTGGTGTATCTGGTCTTTTGAATCAAGCTTACTGGAGCGGAAAGTCAAGTCAGTTATTTGCTGGCACAACAACAACTGAAGATATTGAACAAGAAATTAAAATCTTAGCAGCCAGTGCTTTCCCAGGTTATGCTGAAGGTATTATGAATGGCGTATCCTTGGATGTTCAAGCATCAAACATTATACAAACTGTATCTACATACCTAGAACTAGACCCTAACGGTCTATCATACCAGGATGAGACAGTCAAAAAGATGTTACAATACATTGACCCAGCTACTGGCAAGCCAGGCAAGATGCCACAATGGTTAGCTGAACAAACCGTTAAGTCTGACCCAAGATGGGGCAAGACTAAGAATGCACAGAATACAATTGATAGTTTAATTACTAAAGTTGGAAGAGACTACGGATTGGTTTACTAATGGCAACTCCTAAAATTTATGGTCCTCTAGCTGATGTAGGTTTTAGTGCTGCGGCTGCAAAGCCAAAACCTAAAACTGTAGCAGAACTTAAGGCAGACATAGCAGCTACGCAAAAAATAGCAGAAGCGGCTGTAGCAAAGGCAGAAGCATCTGTTGTAAAAATGGACCCAGCATATGGTGTTGATTTAGCAAAGCAAGTTTTAGCTGCAACATCGCCAGGCTCAGCAGAATACACTGCTGCATTAAGAGCTAAGACTTTGGCTCAAACAAACTTAGACCAAACCAATGCAGTTAAGCCTCAATTAGATGCTGTCAGCCAAGCCCGCGGAGATAGCTATTCTTGGGATACAGCAAATAAAAAATGGAATGTTATTAAAGGTCCTAACCAGGTATCAACTACTTGGGACAGTGTAAATAATAAATGGGTTATTTCAAGCGGTGGAATAGGTGGTAGCGGCACTCCTCCTGGTGGTGGCACAGGTGGTGGAACTCCTCCTGGTAGTGGAAACTTAAACACTGGTTTAGACTCTGCTACACAAAATTTAATTAATTCATTACAGCAACAAGTTGAATCTTTAACTGCAGCTCAGAACAATACAATTGCTGCTGACACAGCTATGAAAGAATCAGCTCGTCAAGATGCTTTAGCAGCATTGACTGATAGATTTGCTAAGTTTGGATTGTCAAGTCTTGTATCTAAGATTAAAGAACTAGCTATCACTGGAGCATCAGAAGCTACAATCTCTTTGCAACTTCAAGAGACTCCTGAATATAAGCAACGCTTTAGTGCTAATGAGATTCGTTTGAAGAAGGGCCTAACAGTTCTTTCTCCAGCAGAATATCTAGCTAATGAAGATAGATACCGTCAAGCACTACGTGCTTACGGATTGACTCAGTTTGACAATGATGCTTATGTTTCTCAGTTTATTGCTAACGATGTATCACCAACTGAATTATCAAATAGAATTGTTACAGCAGTGCAGCGCGTTCAGAATGCTGACCCAGCAGTTGCTAAGCAACTTAAAGATTATTATAATATAGGACAGACAGACCTTGTAGCCTACGTGCTAGACCCAGAACAACAATTCCAAAAGATTGAACGTCAAGTTGCTGCAGCTGAAATTGGTGTAGCTGCTGGAAGACAAGGACTACAAGCTGGAGTCGGTGTAGCTGAGCAACTAGCAGCCCAAGGTGTCACTCAAGCAGAAGCTCAAAAGGGCTATGCAACTATCGCAGATATTCTACCTACAGCTGAAAAGCTGAGTGGTATTTATGGAACAACCCTAGAGGGTTATAACCAAGCCTCTGCAGAACAAGAAGTATTTAACTCTCTTGCATCTGCGCAACGTGCTCGTCAGAAACTGACAGCTCGAGAGCTTGCACAATTCTCTGGTTCAACTGGAACAGGGAAAGCTTCCCTAGCCCAAGGAAAGACAGCAGGACAAATATAGAATCCTGACACGGACCTATCGGCCCTGTGCAGCGTATAAGACCGAGAGTAGGAGCCAGCCAGTTTCCCCGAACTGAACTGAGGCCTGCGACTAAACAAACGAATAGAAGGGTGGGTTGCTATGAGCAACAACTACTGGGATGAAGACGAAGACGACTTAGATATCGAGTCAGATGCACCGATGGATGGAAGTGACTTACTTAAAAAGTTACGTAAAGCCAAACGCGCAGATGAAAAGCGTATCAAAGAACTCACTGAGCAACTTGAGGGTTTCTCCAAGGAGCAGCGTGAGCGGACCGTCAAAGAAGTCCTAGAAAAGAAGGGTGTAAATCCTAAAGCAGTTAGACTAATCCTTAAAGACTTAGATACTGTTAACGAAGAATCAGTTAATAACTGGCTCGACGATAACGGAGATTTGTTTGGGTTAACTCAATCGCAGGAAGCATCTAAGGTAAGTGACATTGACCGTGCTGCATTACGCCAGCAAGACAGTGTTACACAAGGTGCACTTACACCTGACAAAGCCGAAGACTTGAATATGAGACTCAACAATGCTGAATCAGCAGAAGAGATTATATCACTTCTTCGCTCACAACAATAATCATAGTTTAACTTAATCACCTTGGAGGTGACGCAATGGCTAACACCTACGTAACAACAGGTTCGTCCTCACTAGGAGGAACCGCTGGTAGTGCTGGTCTGGTCCAGAAGGCGTATGACCGTCTTCTAGAATTCGCTCTCCGCTCTGAACCACTTATTCGTTCAGTCGCAGATAAGCGCCCAACCAATCAATCTACTCCTGGCTCAACAGTCGTTTTACAACGCTATGTTGACCTATCCGCTGCAACTACAGCTCTCACAGAAGATGCTGACCCAGATGCAGTAGCAATGTCCACACCAACAACAGTAACTATTACTCTTAACGAGTATGGTAACTCAGTGTTGGTAACACGTGCGTTGGAACTATTCAGCCTGGCTGATGTAGACCCAGCAATCGCTAACATTATTGCATTCAACCTTGCAGATTCAATTGACTCAGTCGCGATGACAACTCTTCGCGGTGGAACAAACGTAATCTACTCAGGTTCAACAGCAACATCAACAGCAACAATTACTGCTGCTGCAACAATTTCTTCTGCTAACATCCGTAAGGCTGTTGCGAAGTTACGTGCAGGTAAGTCAGTTGCCCGTAAGGGTTCACTATACTGGGCTGGTATCCACCCAGAAGTTTCACACGACCTTCGTGCTGAGACAGGTTCTGCTGGCTGGTTGCTTCCAAACCAATATGGTTCTGCACAAGACCGTATCTGGGCTGGAGAAATCGGACAATATGAAGGTGCATACTTCGTAGAATCTCCACGTCTTTACAACGCAACAGATGGTGCTTCATCAGCACGCAACTACCGCACAATTATTGCTGGACAACAAGCACTTGCAGAAGCAGTTGCTGAAGAGCCACACGTAGTTATCGGACCAGTTGTCGATAAGTTGATGCGTCACCGCCCAATGGGTTGGTATGGCGTTCTAGGGTTTGCTCGCTACCGCGAAGAAGCACTATACCGAATCGAATCAGGTTCATCAATCGCTTAGTTGATTGAAGGTTGAGCAGTGAGAACGGCGAACACGACTCACTGCTTAACATTGAGTTCACTAAGGAGAACTAATGGCAGATTACATCTTTAAGACACCTATAGTCCGAGAAGGACCAGCAGGTGGTGGTAGATTGTTCCATTTCTATAAACTAAATGTAGCCGTCAGTATCGCTAAGAGTGGCGGAGTGTATTCTCAAGTTCGTTATGTTCTTGATGACACAATGGATGACTATCAAGAATTTTATATTGGTGGACGTAACCATATAGTTAATGATGCTACTAAAGCAGCACTAATTGCTGGTGGCGTAGGAGTAACAGAAGCAAACTTTACAGCAGTATAAGGGGACAATATGAAACATTGGGAATATCACCCAGTCTATGATGAGACTTGCTTCGGATGTAAAGCGGGAACGCTGCAAATGAACGCAGGAGATGCAACAAGAGATATACCAGATAAGAAATGGAACGCAGAACTGCAAGCCTACAGAGATGCTAGGGACCAGGGTATGCAACCAGCAGGAACAAGTATGCGTCACATTCGTGAAGCGCATACAGCATCAGAACATTTAGGTAAAGCGTATAACTCAGAAACTATGCCTAAAGCAAAAGATATAAACAAAAAATCCGTAGAAGTTCTCAAAGAGATAGGACAAATATAATGCCAATGGTTAATGGAAAGAAGTTCCCATACACATCAAAAGGTAAGGCTGCCGCTAAGAAGGCTGCTTACAAAGCAGGCGAAAAGATGGAATCAAAGTCTATGAAAGCCAAAGAAACTAAAATGGGTATGAAGAAGATGGCAAAGATGGGCAAGAAGAAGTAAATGGCTGCTGGTAAACAAAAGCCTGCTCCGCAGAACGCTAAAGAAAAAGCAAAATTACAAAAGATTTTTGACAAAAAAGTTTATACTCCTAAACTTAATGAAAAGAAAATTCAAGATATGCTTACTGGCAAGACTCGTGTATCACCACTTGATACTAAGGCTCGTCAAAAGCAGATGTCTGATTTTGAAAAAGCAGAAGCATTAAAGGCAGCCATTCTTAAGAAGACTGGCGTATACCCAAATACTGCGAACTAATGAAAGATTCAAGACTAACCAGAGCAGGGGTGTCAGGCTTTAACAAGCCTAAGCGCACCCCTAATCACCCTAAGAAGTCACACGTAGTTGTAGCCAAAGAAGGTAGCACTGTAAAGACTATCCGCTTTGGACAACAAGGTGTAACTGGTGATAAGCAACCAACTGCTAGACAGGCTTCATTTAAAGCCCGTCACGCAAAAAATATAGCAAAAGGAAAAATGTCTGCAGCCTATTGGGCTGACAAAGTTAAGTGGTAAGAAAGTAGGGGACAATGGAAGAAACAGTATCAATCGCTTGGTGCGATAATGGTATGGTGGACGGTAAGTTTATGCAAGGTGTTACAGATGTGATGCTCCATTCAGGAGTTCCATTTGCTACTACCTTGCGCAGTCAAGGCAACCAGATAGGCAGACAACGAGAGACTATTGTCAACTATTGGTTTAACAACAAGAAGTCTGATTGGCTACTATGGGTAGACTCAGATGTAGTTATAAGCCCAGAGGTATTCCTAAAACTCTGGAAGAAGAAGGATGCTCTAACTAAGCCACTTCTTACTGGCGTATACTTCACCACAGATACCCCAGAAGAGCCTTTAATGGTCCCAATGCCGACTGTATTTGAGTTCGTCAATGAAGAGAACAGCGTAGGAATCAAACGCCTACATCCCCTCCCTGAGAACCAATTCTTGAAGGTAGGAGCAGCAGGTATGGGATTCGTCCTAATGCACCGCAGCGTGGTTGAGAAGATTAAGGAAGCAGTTCCTGGAGCACCACTCTTTACAGAGATTGGTGTAGATAAATCCTTTATGGGAGAAGACATCTACTTCTTTGCTCTATGCGATAAGGCTGATATCCCCGTATGGTGTGATACCTCAGCACTTGTTCCGCATATGAAACGCTTCTCATTTGATGAGCATTACTACAAAGCATTTATGGGTGCTCCTGCAAAGGAACAACCTAAGTCAAAGATTATTACGCCTAACAGAAAATAAGGAGTTACAATGGCACTAGGCAAAGAAGGTAGCAGTTTTAACGCAGAACTTAATCGTCTTGCGGGAACAACTGGTAAGGCAGACCAAGGTGCGGCTAATACATATGCAGGAACATCTGGTAAAGGAATCCTTGGTGCTCTTAATATAAAGGCTAGCGCCTCACGCCAACCTAATAACTTTAAGGGTCTTAATGCTATATGTAACGAACTCGCTGGCACAACTGGTAAATCTGCACTTGCTGCCTTAAGGAGCATAAACGTATGACAACTACATTAACGGACATTATTGATGAAGTCCAACTAAACCTTTCAGGTTATACCTTTAATCAAGACAGAGCCACTTACCTTCGCACTGCTGTTACTGGAACAACATCATCTAGTGCTTCACCTACCATCCTTGAACTAGGTTCTACTGAGAACGTAGGTAAGGGTGTAATTGAAATTGAAGAAGAGTTGATGTGGATTGATTCATTTGACCGTATCTCTAACACTGCAACTATCTCTCCATTCGGTAGAGGATACCTAGGAACTACTGCTGCTACCCACGCCGCTGACCTTAAGGTTACTATCTCACCAACATTCCCACGCTATGTAATTAAGAAAGCAATCAACGATACTATTAGAGCCACAGGCTCTAGCATCTTTGCTGCTAAGTCAACTACCTTTGTCTTTAACCCTGCTAGAACAACCTATGATTTTGATGGATTAAATATCCAAAATGTTCTAAGTATTATGTGGCAGTCAGTTGGTCCTTCTCAAGAATGGATTCCTGTCCGCCGTTGGTCTTGGGATTCAGTAGCAGATGCTACAACCTTTGGTGCTGGCTCTCAGACAGTTACTATTGGTGATTACATCACTGCTGGTAGAACTGTAAAGGTTATCTACGCTACAGACCCAGAAGCATTTACAACTAACGCTCAGGACTTCTCAACACAAACTGGACTACCAGAGTCTTGCAAAGATGTTGTAACTCTTGGTGCTGCTTATCGTTTGCTTACCTACCTTGACCCAGCCCGTGCTGCACAAGTTAGTCCACAAGCAGATGAAACAGATACTAAGCGACCATACGGTTCATCTCAATCTGCAACTAAACAACTTTACGCTCTATATATACAACGCTTAAACGAAGAAACAAAACGCCAACAATCGCTCTATCCAATCCGCGTCCATTACAGCCGATAGGTAAATAAATGACAACTAGAAAATATTCCTCAAAAGCCCAGCAAACAACACTGAGCGCCCCTATTACTTCTACGGCTACAACAATGTCCGTAGTCAATGGTTCAGCAGTTATGGGTGGTAAGACACTCACTGGAACACAGACCTATACAGTGGTGATTGACCCTGATACAGCCCTTGAAGAAATTGTAGACGTTACGGTATATGCCTCTGGTAACACACTAACAATTGCTAGAGGTATTGACTCAGCATCTCCTGGCACTGGTTCTGCTCACTCTGCTGGCGCAGTAGTGCGACATATGGCAATTGGTAGAGATTACCAAGAAGCCAATGACCACATTGAAGCAAGCGCAGCAGTTCACGGATTAGCAGGAACTGTAGTTGGAACCACTGATACTCAGACTTTAACTAACAAGACTATCGTTGCTGGAAGCAACACAATTACTGGCATTACCTCAGCAATGATTACTGATGGCACAATTGTAAACGCTGACATCAATGCTTCTGCTCAGATTGCTTACAGCAAAACTAACCTTACCAATAGCATCGTAGATGCAGATGTTAATGCTTCTGCTGCGATTGCTTGGACTAAGATTGCTCCATCATCCACAGTATCTACAACAGAACTTGGTTATCTTGATGGCGTTACATCTGCTATCCAAACTCAACTAGATGCTAAGTTGGCTACTGCTACAGCGGCAAGCACCTATGCTCCACTGGCTAGCCCAGCCTTGACAGGAACACCTACTGCACCTACTGCTACTGCTGGAACTAATACTACTCAGGTAGCAACAACAGCGTATGTAGGAACTGCAATATCTAACCTTGTTGCTGGCGCACCAGCCACTCTTGATACTCTTGATGAGATTGCTGCTGCTATTGCAGATACAGGAAACTTCTCAGATACTGTAGTCCTTAAGACTGGCTCTACAATGTCTGGCGCTCTTGCAATGGGAACCAACAAAGTAACTGGCTTGGGAACTCCTACAGTATCTACTGATGCTGCTACTAAAGGTTATGTAGATACAGTAACAGTTGCTCCTAGCAACTTAACAGGTCCAATTACATCTGTTGGTCCAGCAACATCTATTGCTTCTCAAACTGGAACTGGAACTAAGTTTGTAGTAGATACTAGTCCAACTCTTGTTACCCCAGTTCTTGGCGTAGCAACAGCGACTAGCATCAATGGAACTACTATTCCATCTAGCAAGACATTAGTTGCTACTGATTCAACTACCTATGTAGTTCCTTCTCAGGGTGGTAACTCTGGCAAGTATCTAACAACCAATGGAACTGTATCTTCTTGGGGAACAGTAGATGCTCTTCCAAGCCAGACAAGCAATGCAGGAAAATACTTAACGACAGACGGAAGCGCAGCATCTTGGGCAACCGTAACAACTGACCCAACGGCTGACATCTTTATGATGATGGGCGCATAATAAACTAAGGAGCAATACAAATGGCAAAAAAAGTTCTTGGGCAATTAAACCCATCAGCAACAACAGCAACAACCCTTTACACTGTGCCTTCTGCAAAGAGCGCAGTTGTTTCATCTTTAACTATCTGTAACCAGACCGCTACTGCTGCAACGTTTCGTATAGCAGTTCGCCCTGCTGGTGCTACATTGGCAGCACTGCACTATGTGGCTTATGATGTCACCGTAGGTGCATCAGATACAACTGCTCTGACACTAGGTATCACATTGGCAACAACGGATGTCATTACTGTTTACGCATCAACTGCAACACTTTCATTCCACGCTTATGGAGATGAGTCCTAAACAATGGCAACCTCCCGCGTAAAGACATCTTCTATACTGCAGGGATTTCCCAAGAGTAGGTCTTTGCTTGCGGGGAATGCTGCTTTTAATCCGTCATCCTATGAATCTATTGCAACTTCTACGCCAAGCGGAGTTTCAACAATAACTTTTTCGTCAATTCCTGCAACTTACTCATCGCTGCAAATTCGTGCAATAGCAAAAAGAGATACGGCAGGGGCTAGTGGCTCAACAAATTTGCGTTTTAATGGCGATACGGCTGCAAATTATGTTCGCCACTATTTAAGAGGCGATGGCGCAACCGTAAGTATTGGTAATTCTCTTAGTCAAACCTCAATTGAATGTTTTGAACACACAGGAAATTCAGGAGTGACAAATATGATGGGCGTTCTTATCTTAGATATACAAGACTACGCCAGCACCACAAAATATAAAGTAATTAGGTCAGCAAGCGGCAATGACCAAAACGGAGCAGGAAACATTTATCTAACAAGTGGTTTATGGCTTTCTACTTCTGCTGTTACAAGTATCACTTTATTTTCAAGCGCAAACTATTTGCAAACAACCTTCGCCCTATACGGAATTAAGGGAGCATAATGGCTGCTGGCGCAACTTACGAACCGATAGCAACAAATACAGTTAGTGGTGGTTCAACTTCAACAATAACCTTTTCTAGTATTTCTGGTAGTTACACAGATTTAGTTTTAGTGTGTTCTGGAAACTCTAATAGTGGAACTGATTATCCACGTATAAGGGTAGGTAATGGCAGCGCAAGTGCAACTGGCTACTCTAATACTCAACTCTACGGAACAGGCACAACTGCAACAAGTTATAGAGAAACCAGCCAAACTGGTTTTATCTTTGCAACTTATCCTGCTACATCAGCAAGAGTTAGCACTATATTTAATATTATGAACTATTCAAATACAACAACTTACAAAACAGTTTTGATGCGTGATAACAATTCTGCTGGAAATGTTACTGCTGCGGTTATGTTGTGGCAAAGCACAAGTGCAATAAATTATATTGAATTATTTATTACTAATAACTTTGTTGCAGGTTCAACCTTTACCCTTTACGGAATTAAGGCGGCATAATGGCTAATACATATACTTTAATTGAAGCAAAAACATTGGCTACAACAACTGCTTCAATTACATTTTCTAGTATACCTGCTACTTATACAGATTTATTGGTCAAATTTTCAAGCCGTTGCAGCGCTACTTCGGTTCAAAATATGGCTATAACTCTTAATGGCAGCACCGCAAATTTTACTTTTAAAAACCTTTATGGCGGTGGTTCGCCTTCAAATAATTACGGCTCTTCAAGCGGTAGCACTAATCTCATTGGTATTGCAGAAGGAAATGATTACACTGCTAATACTTTTGATAATGGTGAAATCTATATTACTAATTACGCAAGTGCAAATTATAAATCTATAAGCGCCGATTCAGTTACAGAAACAAATGCGGCGGTGTCTTATATGGAACCATTTGCAAGTTTGTGGAGTAATACCGCCGCAATAACTTCAGTCGGATTGGCAACTACATCTGGAAGTTTTTTGCAATACTCATCATTCTATTTATACGGCATCAAGAATAGTTAGGACACTATGGCAATCACTAGCATAAAGACAGGTTCTAGTTTTACTAACCTTAAGAAATACAGTTCATCATTGGTAGGTAATGCTGCCTATATTCCACTCACAGTTGAATATCTTGTTGTTGCTGGCGGCGGCGGCGGTAACAATGGTCGCTCAGGCGGCGGCGCAGGTGGTTATCGCACAAACACTTTAACAACTATTGCAAAAAGCACCAATTACACTTGCACAATCGGCGCAGGTGGTGCAGGTGGTGCACAAAATCCTTCAAGTTATTTATCAGGAGTTAAAGGTTCAAACTCAGTATTCTCTACAATAACTTCAACAGGTGGTGGTAATGGTGTTGCTGGCGCGGCTGGGGCAACAGGTGGTTCAGGCGGTGGTGGGCAAAGTGGAAACGCGGGCGGCGCGGGCAATGAAGGTGGATATTCTCCAGTAGAAGGTTTTGCAGGCGGTTCAGCAAGCACTTCTGCTTCGTATTTTGGTGGTGGCGGCGGTGGTGGTGCATCAGCAGTTGGTAATAATGGTTCAGGTTCAGGTGGCGGCGCGGGCGGCGCAGGTTCTAGTTCATCAATTACTGGTTCAGCCGTAACTCGTGGCGGCGGCGGTGGTGGTTCTGGATACAATGGCGGTAGTGGTGGTGGTAGCGGCGCGGGCGGCGCGGGCGGTGGCGGCGCAGGTGCGGTAAGTGCTTCAGTCGCTGGCACAAGCGGAACTGTTAATACAGGCGGCGGCGGTGGTGGTGGTTCTACATCCGATACAAACATTTCAGGCGGCGGAGCAGGCGGTTCAGGTGTCGTAATCCTTCGCTATCCAACTTCTGCGGGCACAATAACAATTGGCGCAGGTTTAACGGGTTCAACAGCAACAGATGGTTCATACAAAGTAACAACCCTAACTGCTGGCACAGGAAATGTGAGTTGGGCATAATGGCACATTACGCATTTCTTAATGAAGAAAACATAGTTACTGAAGTCATTACAGGTATTGACGAAACAGAACTTATAGAAGGTTTAGATACTGAAACTTGGTATGGGAATTTTCGCAATCAAATTTGCAAACGCACTTCATACAACAATAACATTCGCAAGAACTACGCTGGTATTGGATATACTTATAATGAAAGCATTGATGCTTTTGTTCCTCCTAAATGCCACAAAGAAGCAATTTTAGATAACAACACAGCCCTATGGGTCTGTGCTAACTCAGACCATAATAGGGAGATATAAAATGACTGACACACCAAAGGCAATTGAAGTCAATTGCGAAACAGGCGTTGTAACAGAACGCGACCTGACAGCAGAAGAGATTGCACAACGTGCAGCAGATGCTGAAGAAGCACAACGCAAGCGTTGGGAACAAGAAGCAGCAGATGCAGCAGCCCTAGTAGTCAAAGAAGCAGCCCACTCTAAGTTGGCAGCACTAGGTCTAACTGCAGAAGAAATCGCTGCATTAAGCAAGTAAGTAATTCCCAAAACTATTTGATGGAGGTGTGCCTTGGCGGGTAGAGATATAACCGAAGGTCGTGGTTCGTCCACAGATGGCGTAGGCTTAGCAGTTGCAGTTGATATTGGTATCGTATCTGACGGAGGAATCTGGCAGAATACAAATGAGTCCTATGACGTTGCACTTGGCGGCTTGCCATTCTTCTATGCCATCAATGATGCTCGCCCTTACATTAGACAGACTGCTCCATTCCGTAAAGAACAATTTGATAATCAGACTGAGCCAGGAGAGCAATCGTTAACTGGTTGGTGGATTAGAAGTCAGATGTCTTTTCACTCTGGCTCAGGTATCAACTTTTATGACCCTGCTACTACTGATGAAGTAGGACACTATCGCTTTGCTGATAGCAAGGGCGTAAACGTATGGACTAAGGGACAAGTTACTTTACTTAAGTCTTGCACTTCTGGACACGTTACAACGGGACCTATTGCAAGTAATGGCACACCTCAACAGCATTTACGCTCTATTAAGTGGAGCACTAGTCAAGGTGTGTTACTACACGATGAGTATGACGTTGACAAGATTGATAGCAATGGAACTGTAACCCACTTCATTGACTACTTAACCGCTGGCGCTGAGCCAGTGCGTGCTATCTGTGATGATGGAACAAATGCCTACTGGATTACTAATGCAGTAGCAGGTGGTGCTAATAAACTTCATATGTTTAAGAAGCCGTTGACTGGTTCTTCAGCAAGCACAGCAGATGAAACAACTATGTTCACAGCAACAGGTGTTGTTATCTCTAATGCAGTGATGGAGTATGTTAAAGAACGTATTGTAATGGCTGTCAATAACTCTGTCTATGAACTATCTAGTTCAGCATCAGCCCTACCAACAGCCTTGTATACTCACCCAGCAACTGGATATGTGTATACATCCATAGCAGCATCAGGTCCCGCTATCTACATTGCTGGATACAACGGCATTCAATCAACCATTCAGAAGTTCACACTATCCACAGCAGGTGTAATGCCTACGCTGACATCAGCAGTTGTGGCAGCAGAACTACCAGTTGGTGAGATAGTTCACAGAATTTATTACTACCTTGGTTATATGATGATAGGAACCAATAAGGGTATCCGTGTTGCAGCAGTATCAGACCAAGATGGCTCACTTAACTATGGTCCACTTATTGTAGAAACAACTCAACCTTGCTATGACTTTGCAGCACGTGACCACTATGTATGGTGTGCTACTAGCGTTGATGGAGCACCAGGAACTATACGTATTGATTTAAGTAATGAACTAGAAACGCTACGCTTTGCTTACGCTAACGATGTTTACTACTCAGGTGTCAGTGGACACGTAACTACTGCCTGTGCTTTTATAAATGGAACAACCCAACTAGCCTTTGCCACTGCTTATGCAAGTGCAGCCGATGGTGCAACCTATATAGAGTCAGCAACTAACTTAATTGAATCTGGCTATTTAACTACAGGTAACATTCGCTATGGAACACTAGAACCTAAGAACTACAAGCGCCTTCTAGCGCGTGGAGATTACACTTCTGGTTCAATGACTCTTGAAACTGTGGACAAAGATGGGGTTGAGTATGACCACATCACATATGATGCTGGTATTTCTCCAATTGAAATTGAAACCAGCCAACCTGGCACAGCCCAAGAGTATGTAGCCTATAAATTTATTCTTACTCGTGATGCAACAACCACATCAACTGGTCCTACATTCAAGGGCTATCAGGCTAAGGCAACAATCGCAACACCACGTCAACGCGTTATGCGTTTTCCAGTCTATTGCTTTGATGTTGAAACAGATAGATTCAATGTTCAAGTTGGTTACGAAGGTAAAGCACAAGCCCGTCTTTTGACTCTTGAAGAGTTAGAAGGCAATGGAGATGTTGTTACCTGGCAAGACCTAACTACTGGCGAACAACGCCAAGTTATTATTGAACAAATTTCATTCACTCGTATGACACCACCTGATAAACGCTTTGATGGTTTTGGTGGCGTAATAGATATAGTTATTAGGACCGTATAATGACAGCAGTAGAATGGGCTGGATTAGCAGTCGCAGTTACAACTATAGCAGCAAGTTTTGTAGGTTCAGTTAGATGGTTGGTAAAACATTATCTAAGTGAACTTAAAATAAATGGGGGCAGTTCAGTCAAAGACCAAGTGAATCGATTGGAAACCCGCGTTGACCAAATTTATCTCCTTCTTTGCGAGAAAGAATAGCCGTCTATTATTAGTATTATTTTTAACATTCACTAGTCTACTTTTTGTGCCAAATATGGCAAGAGCAGACGACATAGTAATTGAACTAACTCAAGAAGTTCCTTACATAGATACAATCGTTGAGGTTGTAGCAACAAGTGAATATGTAATTGAAACTGCCAATGGTCTACGGTTTGAAACATTAGCCGATGGAACTAGGGCTGTGCGTGCTGGTTGGGTAGACTCTTGGATTGAACTTCGCCAAGGCGAAACAATTCTTAGGGCAGATGATGATAGTAACCACGTTACTGGTGTCAATGAATATGCTTCTAAAATAACTGGAACTATTGATGCTGGCACATATACAATTCGTGCTACTTCATATTTGAATAGGGTTGCTGGTGCAACACCTACTGGAACTTATACTCTGTATAGCAACTTAATCCCACCTGCGCCTCCTGCGATTGTGGTAGACCCAGTTGTTTCACCTCCTGTGGAGCCACCTCCTGTGGTAGAACCTCCCGTAGTGGAGCCAGTAACTCCACCACCTCCCCCTCCAGAACCTCCTATTGTTATTCCTGACCCTCCACCTATTCCTGAACCACCTACTTATGAACCACCTGTGGTAGAACCAGAACCCCCTGTGGTTGAACCTGAGCCACCCATTGAAGAGCCAGAGCCTCCAGTAGTGGAGCCTGAGCCACCAGCACCTGTTGAAGAACCTCCTGCGGAAGCAGAGGAACCTCCAGTAGAAGTAGAAGAACCGCCAGTAGTGGTTGAGGAGCCACCAGTTGAGGCTGAAGAACCTCCAGCGGTGGAAGAAGAAGCACCCACTCCAGTAGAAGAGCCACCTTTAGTGGCAGATGAAGAATCTACTGATGAGGAAAGAGAAATTATTGCTGAGGCTTTGATTGAACAAGCCGCAGGTAATGCAGTAACTGCTGAAGCAATAGCGGAAGCAGGTCTTACATATGCTGACTTACCACCACAACAAGCAGTTGAAGTTCGTCAAGATGAGAACGGCAACGAAGTAATTATTACTGCTGAAGTAGCACAAGCACTAACAGTTCTTGAGAACCCAGCAGAATTAGTAAACGCAATCTTCACTGACCCAGCACAAGCATTGCTTGCATTAACAAGTATCGGTGCTGATATGTCAGAGGAAGAACGCGAAGAGTCAGAAAAGACAATCGTTGCAGCAATTATCGTAGGTGGCATAGCCACACAATCTGCACTAACTGTAGCAGCATCAGCGGGGACCGTAGCATATAGGAGAAAACCATAATGAAACATTGGTTATCAGACTTCTTAGCTCAGGCTTGGACCTTGCTAGGAATGTTCGTGGCTTGGGTCGTCCTTGACGGTTCAGCTAAAACTGTTGTCGGCTATGCCATTGTGTTCACAATGGTTATGTGGTCAGCAACTTATTGGTTACGTAATCCAAAGGAGTAAGTATGAGTCAAGTCGAAACTTTTTTAGAGATAGCCCAAGCTGAAATCGGTGTAGCCGAAGCTGAAGGCAACAAGGTTAAATACAATAAGAACAACGGCCAACCTTGGTGTGGTTACTTTGTTAACTGGTGTGCTACAAAAGCCAAGATAAAGATTCCTAACTGCGTTTATACCCCTGCTGGCAAGACAGGATTCCAAGGCTTAGGCACTTGGTTTAATGCAGCGACAGAAAAACCACAGCCTGGTGATATAGTTTTCTTCGACTTCCCTGGAGGCGAGAAGGTAGACCACGTTGGCATTATCCTAAAGGATAACGGCGACGGAACAGTTACCACTATCGAAGGTAATACCAGTCCAGAGAAGAAACCTACTGGCTCACAAGCCAATGGTGGAGAAGTTGCCCAACGCATCCGTGCTTACAAGGCAGACAATAAACGCAAGCTCGGCGTATATATCGTCGGGTTTGGCAGACCGAAATGGAGTAAGAAATGAACAAAGATAAACTAAAGGCTATTGCAACCACATACCTACGTGCTGCTATTGCCTCAGTGATTGCTCTCTACTTAGCTGGCGAGACTAATCCAAAGAATCTACTCGTAGCTGCCGTGGCTGCAGTGGCAGGTCCAGTCCTAAAGGCTATCGACCCTAAAGAAACAGCATTCGGAAGAGGCGCTGAATAGCCCTTTAAACGGGCTCTAACGCCCCATAGAACGACAAAACCCCCTTACCTTAGTATCTCTACTAGGGCGAGGGGGTCTTTTGTCATCTCTTAGGGGTTAACTTCGTCTAAAAAGTCTTCCCATTCTTCATCATCAGTGAACGCCCACCTGCGGTTGTTGTTAACAGCACGTCGGTATCGCCAGGCTTGGGCCCAGTTGATGACCTCATAGAATATATCACGAACAGCTAGTGCTAGCAAGGCTAGCAAGAAGGTTTGCAACATTGTATTTTCTCCTGTATAATATATATTATAGTTGTATATATTATATATAGAACCCCAGAGGGGTTCTTATATAGTATATATTATATCCAAGTATACACAGGATTTTTATACTTGCAAGCTTAACTGATTCTAACTAGGCTTGCATATATAAAGAAACAGTGTATACTTACACCAATGAGCATACAACTAGGAGAATACGTATTACCTGAGCACATAAGTTACTCAGCCTTTACCACTTATATTGACTGTGGGTATCAATACTATTTAGGTCGACTGATGCAGTTACCCGAGGAGCCATCAGTCTGGTCCGTCGGAGGGTCAGCCTTCCACCGAGCCACAGAATTATGGGACTTAGAAAATGCAGAATGACCTATGGATTAGAGCCTGGGCTGAAGAGCTTGGCGATAAAGATTTAACCAACGCAAGAGTTGGTGGCAAGAAAACAAAAGAAAATCCAAACAAGGAAGATGTTATCTTCTGGCATAAGACTGGACCTCGATGGGTCCAAGCTTATATTGACTGGCGTAATGCTAATCCTTCTTGGAAGATATGGCGGACACCTGCTGGTGCTCCTGCTATTGAACTTGCTATGATGCCTGAGTTTGCTGGCGTGCCTGTCAAGATGATACTTGACCGAGTGTTTGAAGTCAACGGTGAGTTGGTCATAGTTGATTTGAAAACCTCTCAACAAACACCTGCCAATACATTACAACTTGGCTTCTATAAAGTTGGCTTACAAAAAGTCTTCGGTATAGATGTTAAGTGGGGGACATATTGGATGGCACGTCAGAACGGTGTATCCGACTTAGTAAGTCTTGAGTCATACACCGAAGAGAAGTTAGAATATCTTGTGAGTGGTTTTGATAAGGCTCGCAAGGCTGGAATCTTTTTACCTAATACAAACAACTGCCAATATAAATGTGGATTGACAGCACACTGTCAGTTCTCAACAAAGATAGGATAACAAATGGAAGAATGGAAACTGCAAGTATCGTATAAGACACCCGCTGGTGATATGATTAACATCAGGGCTCATACCGCTGACGAGTTAAGTGTATTGCTAGAAGGTATTGGTGATTACTCTGCGCAAGTTGCAGCAGTGCAACGTCTGGTCGTTGGTGCATACAATGCTGCCCCTTTGGGGACAGTAGCTTCAACTCCAAGCACCGCGCCATCTGGGTTCTTCGCTCCCAGCCAGGGTCAGGGTCCGTCCCTTACCTCTCCACCAAGCGCGATAACACCAACAGGGCAAGCGAGCCCGACCTGCACACACGGAGCAAGGATATTCCGAAGCGGAACGAGCAAGACAACTGGGAAGCCTTACGCTTTCTGGGCCTGCCCGACACCGCAGGGAACACCCGACCAATGTAAACCAGTAAACTAAATTAAATATGATGGAGCGTAGCTACCCAACACCTAATGAAAGGTGGCTACGTTCTTTCTTTAGAGAAGGGAATGAATCAGGATGCGCACACTTGTCCGCTCAGTTGGTCGTCCCAGTATTGGTGGAGAACCACTCCCGAGTTGCTTTAAAGCCTTCGAGAACAACAAGATTATCATACGTCGTTCTGAAGTATCAATGTTTGCAGCAGCACCAGGGGTAGGTAAGTCAACACTAGCACTTGCACTTGCTTTGAAGATGAAAGTTCCAACGCTTTATATCTCAGCAGATACCAACGCACATACTATGGCTATGCGTTTAGCCTCAATGATTTCAGGTAAATCACAATCAGATGTAGAACATATGCTAACAACAGATGTAGGCTGGACCAAAGCCACGCTAGCAAAAGGAAGTCACATTGTTTGGTCATTCGAATCAGCACCATCACTTCAAGATATTGATGAAGAGGTGCAAGCCTTTGAAGAATTATGGGGCTGTCCACCAACTCTTATTGTAGTAGATAACTTAATGGACGTAGCCACTGATGGTGGCGAAGAGTTTGCATCAATGCGTGCGATTATGAAGGAGCTGAAGTATCTTGCCCGTGCTACGAATGCTGCCGTTGTTGTCCTTCACCACACAAGTGAAGCGGTCCAAGGCACGCCGTGCCAACCACGCTCAGCGATTCAAGGTAAGGTCGCTCAACTACCTGCTCTTATATGCACCCTTGGTGTTGTTGGCACTTCTATGGGTGTCGCACCAGTTAAGAATAGATACGGAAGAGCAGACGCGAACGGGACGTTAATGACTTGGGTTGCGTTTAACCCAGAGTATATGTTTATAGATGACATACCAGAGAATGTTTAAGGAGAGAATATGATTCAAGAAGAAGAAGATATGACTCAAGAGATACGTGCTCTTGTTATGTTAGAGACAGCTAAAGAAGTTAGAAAGTTTATTGAGAAGATTGAATCATCTAGGATTGAAGAGAAAGATGAATGGTCTATCGGATTAAATCAGGGCTTGGATTGGGCTGTTCGTATCCTTAACAAGGATAAGAGCGCATCTTGACAACACGAAAATCACACAAACAAAGGGGTGCTAGTTTTGAAACAGACATCAGAGATTGGTTTAGAACAAATGGATACGATGCTGAACGACTTGCAAGAACTGGTGCAAGAGACGAAGGAGATGTTGCAGTCCGCAGCGACTTCCTTGGAAGCATTGGTGTCATCGAGTGCAAAGCTCCTGGAGCAGGCAACAGTATCGACCTCAGTGGTTGGTCCAAAGAAGCCCAAGTCGAAGCCAACCATTACGCAACAGCAAGAGGATTACCACAAGAAGCAGTCCTCGCGGCACTCATCATTAAGGCCAGGGGAAAGCCCATATCAGAGTCGTATCTGGTCTTCAGACTAGGTGATATCTTTGGCGAATGATTTGCCCTCAGTTAAGGCAGTGCTTGAACATTATGGTGCGGCTATACGCCGAGACCACGGTCAAGTAAACTTGAAGTGTCCGTTCCACGGCGATAGTCATCAGTCTGGAACAGCTAACCTAGATGACAATGTATTCGTTTGCTTTGCGTGTGGAGTGCAGGGAAATAGTTTACAACTTATTGCTCAACAAGAAAGGTGCGACATACGTGAAGCAGCGAGATTCGCAGAAGGAATTACTGGAGTTAGCAGTTCGCAAGTATCAGGACGCCATCTATCAGGCAGAAGATTACCTGCAAAGCAGGGGTATAACAATAGAAGTAGCACGGCTGGCTCGATTAGGCGTAGTCGCGGAGCCTGAGGTTGGACACGAACAATTCCTCGGACGATTATCCATACCGTATATTACCAAGACTGGTGTTGTCGACTTGCGTTTTCGCAGTCTTAATCCTGCTGTTGAACCGAAATATATGGGGATGACAGGCGCAGATACCAAGATGTATAATGTCTTAGACATTGACAGAGCAGGTGATTGGATTGGTGTATGTGAGGGTGAGTTAGATACACTCACTATGTCTCGCTGTGTTGGTGTTCCCTGTGTTGGAGTTCCAGGTGCTAACAGTTGGAAGAAACACTACACTCGTTTACTTGCTGACTTCGAGCGCGTCTTTGTTTTTGCAGACGGTGATGGACCAGGCAGAGAATTCGCAAACAGTTTAGCTAGAGAATTGCCAGTGACTATTGTTGGATTCGGCGATGGAGAAGATGTTAACTCAGCATATACTAAGTATGGTGCTGCGTTCGTTAGGGAAAAGATAGGATTGAGTAATGAATAAAGATAGTGGTAAGTGCCCAGATTGTGGGGAAGAGTTTGAGAATGTATTTGAAACAACAGACCATATGCTTGAAGATGATGAAGAGTTTGACCCAGTATTAATCTTGCCTAATGGGTATAGATTATTGGTTGGTTCGTTACTGCGTTGTTTTTATAGATACGCAGATGAACCTGAGATGATTAAAGATATATCTCAATCAACTTACCTTACATTATTCACGGCAGAAACAACACCTGAAACATTAGGTGCTGTAATACAGGATATGATTGTTGGCTCTAGTATGGTAGGAATAGATGACGAACTTAAGCAGCTCTTGGCAGATGGAGAATGAAGAAATATGGCAACTAACAAACCACTTAACGGACCAAGGATTCCAAGTTACCTCGTTAAAGAAGGTGGGAAATACTTTAATCGTAACGTTAGAGATACCATTACTTCTAGGGAAGACAGCCTAGCACCCCATCTTTATAGTTTAACGGAAGAATTAAATGAACTATTGTTAAGCAAGCATAGGGACTACGGCCCGAAGAACATCTCAGATGCACCTGGGGGTGCACTTAACGGCCTTCGAGTTCGGATGCACGATAAGTTAGCTCGTATAAATAACTTAGTAGACAGCGACTTAAGTCCTGAACACGAAAGTTTAGAAGATTCATTTAAGGATATGGCTAACTATGCAATCATTGGATTGCTAGTGTTAAGAGATAACTGGGATAAATGAAAGAGAAAGAGTTGTTCGTGTGGCTCAAGGATAATCATTACCCCGACCTCGAACACTCTCCTGAAGTCTATGATGGTTTCGATTGTGTAACAAAAGAATCTGGTAAGTTCATAGAACTTAAGTCACGCAATACCCACTATGATACCTTGTTGTTAGAGAAAAAGAAATTTGATTTCTTGGTAGCCAAGGCAGAAGAGTTGGGATTGAAGGCTTGGTATATTAACTACACGCCTAGTGGTGTATGGTCATTCCCTTTGAGTGATATGGCTGAGCCAGTATGGGAAGAGAAGTGGTTGCCTGTCACCACAGAATTCAGTAATAAGAACAAGATGATGAAGCAAGTAACGTTCTTATCTACTGCTAATGGGATAAAAATAAAATGACAAACTTATCCTCATTTGATTTGGATTTTGGGTATGGTCGCCAAGGCGAAACGTTAGTAGAAGAACTACTAAACGGTGGGCGCACAGTAGAAGTTAAGCGCGATAGAAAATGGCACGTCACTAACAACCTTTATGTTGAGGTTGAGTGTTGGTATATGAAGTCAGGTTCTTGGCAGCCATCAGGCTTGATGGTAACTGAAGCCTCTCACTGGGCATTCGTGCTAGAGCAGTCGGTGTTTATTATCCCGACACATCTATTGAAGAAGGGCGTAGCCGAACTTGGTAGGCAAATCTCTTGCGAGATACCACCAAATAAAAGTAAGGGCTATCTAATAACAGTAGAAGATTTACTTACCATAACCCGCAAATACAAAGACGAAAAAGAAAGTTGATGATGGACTGGTCAAGGATTGAGAAGTGGGATTATGTGGTGGTTGCTGTCGCATCTGAATACCATCGTAAGTTTGAGATGGTTGAACTTGTAGACATAAAGCAAACGCTGTATCAGTGGTTCGCTGAGCACCCAAATAAACTTGATGAGTGGGAGGCTATCGGTGAGAAGGATGCTAAGAATTTAATCTATCGTTCGCTTCGCAATCAAGCATTAGATTATTGTCAGCGTTGGAAGGCTAAGAGTATAGGTTATGATTACTCTGACCTGTATTATTATGAAGCAGAAGTTGTAGAAGCACTGCTACCTGCTGTGTTGCGTAGTGAGTGGGGTGTAACCCACAAGTTAAACTTAGGAATACCAGGAAGACCAAGCGCACCTGCTGAAGGTGGCAACCTCTCGGTTATGATGATGGAAATAGACTCAGCGTATTGGAAGTTGAGTAAAGAGGATAGAAAGATACTCTTCTTCCGTTACGCAGAATCTATGGACTACAAAGAGATAGCCAATTATCTATCTCTAGGTAGCGATGATGCTGCCCGAATGAGAGGTAGTCGAGCAGTCAAAAGATTAATTAATAAGTTAGGCGGATACCGACCATACTATGACGTAGATACTACGGATGCCACGGAAACAGACGAGTTAGAAACTCAAGAAGAAATAGAATTAGATAAAGAATAATAGTTATAGAAGTAAAGGCTACTACAATTATCAGCGGTAACGCTGGCACTCGTAGTAGCCATCTTAGTTTATTCACTTATATCCGCATCATCTAGGTATACATCTGCTGCTAGTAGATACTCAACGATATGTTCTACTTCTTCTTCGGTTATATCAGAAACAAAATCGGCTGGCATTTCCTGCCACTCTACATCGAACTCTGAGTCCATACTACCCACCCGTCGAATAGAATCCGCTACCCTTGAACTGTATTCCAGGGGTATTGTATACACGTGATGATTGATTGCCACATACGCAGATAACTTCTTCATCTCTATCATCTACGTGACGGCTAAGAACTTGTAGTGCTAGGCACTTGTTACATCTATACTCATACGTCGGTGTCATTGGTAACACTCCCTTCGAATCTTGTCGCTAACCAGTCCTCTGCTAGTTGCGTTATTTCTATGTTACCCCAAGGGTCTACGTAGTTAATCCAATCGCTGTTAGTATTAGCGTTGGTTCTCATATAGGTATCTAGATTATGCTTGCGCACTACATCGTGTAAGAATTCAGTCACAATCTTCCCCTTCATCTATGTCTATTGGTGTTGGTGCTGTTGCTAAAGTGCCACAATCTGCGCACTCCATATCAAGGAAATACATTTCAATCTCACCTGTATCAGGTTCGAATAGAGTCTTCAAGTTCCATATATTACACCCGCAAGGGCATACAGAGGTTGGCTTACCTCTGATATCCATAGCCTTAGTGTAATCAGGTTTTAGTTCTGTAATATGTTTAGCCATTAGTGCCACTTTTTCCTCTCGAAGTGTTGCCACGCATTACAAGGTGTATCGTAGCGGTAGTAAATATAATCCAAGCCACGTTCTATCTGTAATGGTGGTGGTGTGTTAGGGTTAAGCCCTAGTAGTTGGGGTATACCGCCTGCGTTCTTGCCCATAACTTTAATTTTATTGTAAGCCTTGGGATTCCACGCTGACTCTTTACCCCATAACCTACTAAGGCATAGCCATTGTTTATCTTGCCACTTGTGTAGCATATCACGGGCGTAAGCCCTGCTATCTGCTTCACTCCACGAAGTCTGAACACCTGCTTTTTTAGTTTGCGGTTCGCTTGTTGGAGTATCAAATAGAACTAGTGATACCGACACAAATAGTAAGAATAGTAGTGCTCTCATTTCAATCTCCCTGCTCTGATTAAGCCAGCGAATCTTACCTTATGTCTTCGATAGTCGCTAGCCCCGACGGCATTGGCACTAGCCAATCTCTCACCCGAGGTAAGCCCACCCCATATGCCCCACTCTAAATTCTCAGGGCGCATACCTTCATCAAGGCAAGCAGACTTCGACGGACACCTATCGCATATGCGTAGTGCTAGGCGTGAATCTTTTATAGACTTATTCATCTCAGCCTTAGTCGCCCTGCCACTAGTTTCAGTATCAGGATAATCATTCCACCATAGGTTAGGGTCGAACTCTTTACTAGAGCATAGTCCTACTATGTTAATTGCTGGTATCTCTAGTCTAGGTTTTTTATTAGGTATACCTGCTCGTCTACCCATAGTTAATCCCTCTCGTTCATAGAATCATACAAGGTATCAGGGTCATCATTACTAGCACCACAATCATCTTCTTCGTGGCGTTCATCGCACCTATCACATCGGGGGTAGATTCCCCTAGCAATATCATCTCCCATTACCCATTGTGGTTCATTAGCCATATCATATCCTCTCTATAATATTGTGAGTAGTTTAGTCGCGACTTGCTCAGGTCGAGCCAGTTATCCTTGAAAGATTACTTCAGTATATCCGTCAAGGCGTGAGTGGGTAGCGACTAATCCCTTGCTACCTGTAATGTGCTTGTAAGTTCCGTCGCCTAGTGATACCCACATAGACTTAGGCTTGAAGCGTGTCTGTGAAGGTAGTGCCTTGACGATAGTTCCACGAGCGTGAAAGTCTGATGATACATCATACGCGTTGTATGAAATTTCATCGGCGATAACTCGCAATTCTTCTGCGAGGTTTAGTATTGTGCTGTTGGTCATTATTGCCTCTCTGTTATTGGTTAATCCGTAAGCAATTTACCTACGGAATTCTATTAGTAGAAGTCTGCTAGACTTCGTTGGCTCTTCCACATACCCTTAGGGGTATAGCATAAGCAATCCACTAACACCGACTCGCAATCGAAGCAGGTGTCGCATAGTTCGCAAAAGTATTCACTCTCGTTAAGGTCGATGAGTGCTTGACAAAACGGGCAGAAGTCTAAGGCTTCCGAAGTTTCATCTATCACATCTAACACGGGATAATCTTTATATTCTTTAGCCCAATACTCGTTATCATAGAAGGCGATAGGGGGTGGGGTGTAAGCAACACGCTTGTGGGAACTGTTACTCCACCACACGCCGTCGCTATCCCAACTACCTAAGTTCTCGTTGATGATATACATCTGGCTACCCGCACTAGGGTCTAGGTTAAGCACCGCTATCTTGCTACCACTAGCCCACTTGCTAAGCATACTCCATATAGTATCGTCATCTAGCGAAGCAACACCACCTATCTTCGGTAGTATATCTTCGGCTAGGATACGGCTATCGCTACGCTTATCACCTTCTGGTATTGCTACATCTAGTATACCATTGTGCGCTAGGTAAGTCAAGTCGCTATCGCCTACCTTGAACGGGTGGCAATTCTCTTCGTTCTTTACTCCGTGCGTGGCGTATCTTGCGTGCCACATAGCATAGTCATTCGGATATTGCTCACGCAATTCTAAGAAGCGTTTGATAGACTTCTTAGCCGACATACTACGCTCGGATATAATCTTACCACCTGCTACGATAGCAAAACCATAGCCGTGCGGATTACTACAAGCACCTGCGTGTAGTTCTTCTTGTTTAGGTATGCCGTTAGGCTCACACACTACAAGTAGACACATACTATCACCCCCTCTAGGCGTTCATTACTGCTGGTCGGTTAATATCCACGCCACTTATCTTGTTTAGTCGCGTGTATAGGTCGGGATATAGCCCGTTGTTCTGGGCTACATAGTCGGCGAACCAAGCCCACGATAGTGCGCCACGCTTGACATCATCTAAGCGTAGGTCGCGGGTATATTCTACCAACGCTTGTGCTAAGTCTAGGGAAGATAGAACACTACTTGTGTTCATAGTTCCCTTAAAGAAGCGCAACTCTAGTGTGTCGCGGTTATTGGTATTGACCGCACTATATCTTTCGGTGGACTCACCATACTTTACCTTGTGCTTTAGTGAGAACACGGGCTTGTCATACTCATCGAAGGTATAGACATCGTTGAACCTAGCATAGCGGGACTTGCGACCCGCGAATTTCATCATCATCTCGGAGTTCTTATAGACCATAGATAAGAAGCGGTGCGTGTGTGCCCCGCCACTAAACCCTGCTCTACTTATATGGATATGAAGCCCGCAGGTTTCGGTATCCCAACTTCTAGCACCATAGTCGGCGCGTAGTGTATCTATGGTATCCCATAGTATCTTAGAATTATCTCGGTATTCTAGGTGTGAGTGCGGTTCGGTAACTATCTCGAAGCCTTGACTACCTATACTGCCATCTTGTTTAAGCATAGCGATACCTTGTAGGTTAGTCGAAGCATAGTTAGAAGCACCACTATAATCACCCTTACTACCACCTTCGATTACTGTTTCCAACTCGAAGCCTAGATAGACTCCGTGTTTAGACACACCCTTGAAAGTAACAGGTGGCTTACAATTATAGTCGTGAACTACACTACGGCAACGGCAAGGGCGACCACTTACACCCTCTCGACATTCGCAAGGGTCTTCATCGTAGTAACTCTCATCGCACTCATCGCAGTAGTAGCAATACCTACTGAAGCAATGCTCGCAAACAGTATCATCGCCTACACAAGAGTAATCATTGTCATTACTATAACTATTCTCGCATTGGCTACAATGAAAGGTGTTATACTCATAGCAACTACGACACCATTGTTCATCATCTACACTATAAGTATCATCTCTATCTATACCGCTATCGCAACGCTGGCACTCGGTAGAACACTCTTCACACCATAGTTCTTCACTAACCCACCGAAGTCTATCGGTGGAGTGAACGCCTCTACAATTACCACAAGCATTAGCACAATCTTCACAATAATAGTCGCCGTTCATCTCTAAGTTCATATCGGCAGGATTACTACAATCGTGGCACTCTATCTCGTTCTCATCATCTTCCATATCTACACCCCCTCTCTTTCATAGTTGTAGTATAGCATATCTCTATGCCCTTGTCAAGTTCCGTTGGTTATCTATCACGGCGTTGGATATATGAGAGCGAAGTTCTTGTGCTTCTATCTCTAATACCTTGAAGCCGTTGCGCTTGTGCGCTTCTTCTTGTAGGCGTAGTGCTTGTCGCACTATCTCCACTTGTCTAGGAGTTAGGTCGAGTAGTAGGTTATCTCCCACGATACTCGCGCCTTCCCATTAGCCTATTGACTCGCGCCGTTAGGGCGATAATCGCTAGCGTTTCCACTAGGATAATTACTTCTAGCATATCCTATCCTCTCTCTGGTTAGTGGGTTACTTCACAAGCACCGCATAGAGGGCTAGTATCTCTAGCCTTCTTCGGGCACTTACAAGCACACTCACAATATCGCTTATCTTGTCGGATTAGATAGCCGACTAGCGCGGTATAATCTCCGTAATCCATTCGCCTATCCTCTCTAACTTGCGTAAGTGTATCACACCTACGGCTAGAAGTCAAGTTGCCTAGACTCCCGCGTGTCGCGTGTCGGACTCGCACCGACCACTATCCGTGCCACTATGGGCGCGACTACTACTGCTTGTCAATCCGTGTGGATACTCGGTAGCGACTTGTTAAACGCTTCGCGGCGTTCTTCGAGTCGTGCGAGCCTACTATCCCTACCTTCTATCCCGTGCGTTCTTGCCATAACTATATCTACTTCTTCCCGATTAAGGGTGGATATAATCGTGTCGGCTTCCTTATCACTAAGGCGCGCCATAATCATATCGGCTTCTTCATCGCTAAGGGTAGGCAGTATCCTCTCACCCGCACGAGCCGTGCGCTTACGGCGCATAGCCTTGCCGTGCGTAGTGTCGGTTAGTCGCCACCCGCGAGAGCCTAGCCGTGTGCTAGTTCCTCTCACCTGTCTAGGTGGCACTACTATACTGCCCGAACCCCCGTAGGGGTTACTCATAATCTATTCCTCTCTCTAGTTCTTGCCCGTATCTTACACTATTGAATTCTGTTTGTCAAGTTAGGCTTGAAGTTCGGGCGAGTCGTGATACCCACGGGCGACCCGCTTCTTCTAGGTAACTAATCAAGCCACCCGAACTTCTTGCCGTTTATTAACTTGTAACCGAAGGATAACACATTCACTTGAACTTGTCAAGTCTGCCTATCCTACGGCGTGTCGCTTGTGAAGGATTAACCCTTCCTTAATTGACACCCGAAGGATACCACGCTCACACACCCTTGTCAAGTCCTAGCGATGTGATGTCCATCACACTATTACGGCGGGCATTATATCACACGCTCACCCGCTTGTCAAGCACCGAAGGTGTGATGTCTGACACACGAACACCTGTTCGATTACTCGCTAGTAACTTATTATTATGCTACCCGTCAGTAACTTATTTAACTAAGTTACCCGCGAGTAAGTTACCCTTCGGTAGATAGTCGGCTAAGCGATATATCTATGAATAACTAAATCACCTTGTCAATAAGTCGATAAGTCGACAATTCTTTGACCCCACATACTTAATATGCGTCAGTTTGGGTGTATATAGTATCCACAAATAATTTTCTGTTATATTGTAATAGCCCCCTATATACTTAAAGATAGCCCTGACCAGGGCTTTTAAAGATTTTTCCGTATCTTCTGTTCGCTTTTGCACTTTGAACAGGTTATCTATAGTATATAAATATATATATACGGAGTCGCTCCGTTTAAGACTCCGCTCCTATATAGTATATAATAATATATATAATGGGACATCTATGCCGTTAAGCGGCTAGCGCTAAATGACTGTAAATGATGGGACAAACTGATGGGTAGAAAGCCTGGGATTCAAAACATCCCAAAGCGCGAGGCCCAGGAAAAGGTCCTCCAGGTCCTAGCTCAGGGCCAGACTATAACGGCCGCTATGGCCACCGTGGGACGTTCTGACGTAGCATTCCGCCAATGGGTAGCATCTGACCCTGACTTCAAGGAACGCGCCGAGGGCGCCCGCCTAGAGGGTAAAGGCATCAAGACTGACTTGAAAGAGTTAGCTGACATTTCCTTCCCCGACTTCTCCGAACAGTTTTTAGATACCAAGCTCTTTGACCATCACCTCGACTGGGTTGATTTAATCGAGGGCCGCGAGCCGCGATGGCTACATCCATCTATGACATATGAACCAGGAGCGGCGAACCGTGTCCTCATCAACGTTCCCCCAGAACACGCCAAGTCAACGGTCATCACGACGAACTACGTCGTCTACAAAATCGTCACTAATCCTAACGCTCGAGTTATCGTCGTATCCAAAACTCAAGGTATGGCTAGAAAGTTTCTCGGAGCAATCAAGACCAGACTCTCACACCCAGCCTACACAAAGCTTCAAGTAGCCTTCGGACCAAACGGAGGATACAAGGCTGACGCCACACAATGGTCAGCTGATATGATTTACCTAGGCACAGGCCGTGACTCAGGTGAGAAAGACCCTACCGTCCAAGCCCTTGGCTTTGGCTCCCAGATTTACGGAGCCCGTGCTGACTTGATTATTCTTGATGACGTGGTTATGGGCTCTAATGCTCACGAGTGGGAGAAGCAGATTGAGTGGCTCCAGAAGGAAGTTATCACCCGTCTAGGACGGCACGGTAAACTTCTTGTTGTAGGAACTCGTGTATCCCCAATTGACCTTTATAAGATGATTCGTGACGGCGACCAATGGACAGGTGGCAAGTCACCCTTTACTTATTTTTCACAGCCAGCAGTTTTAGAGTTTGATGAGAAACCAGATAACTGGAAAACTCTCTGGCCTAAGACTACGATGCAGGAGAACCAGATTGATGAAGTTGGAGAAGACGGACTCTACCCTAAGTGGGATGGACCCAGCCTCTTTACTCGAAGGTCTGAGGTTGCTCCGTCGGTCTGGGCTATGGTCTACCAACAGGAAGACGTTCAAGAAGATTCAATCTTCTCCCCAAGCCTCGTCGCAGGTTGCGTCAACGGAATGCGTAAGCGCGGTCCCCTTAAGGAAAATACTGCAGGACATCCACGGCACATCGAGTCGACCTATACTGTAATAGGATTTGACCCTGCTGTAACTGGACGAAGCGCCTTCGTCGCTGTTACTTACAATAGAGCTGATGGAAAAGTTTATGTTTTGGATTGTGTCAATATGGTTGACCCAACTCCACAGAAAGAAACTGCGCTCATTCACGAATGGGTTGAGAGGTATAAGCCTCAAGAGTTTCGAGTCGAAATCAACGCACATCAAAAATACTACGCTATGGATGATGACTTGCGGAACTTCTTGGCTCAATACGGATGCCAGTTAAATTCACACTTCACTGGCAAGAACAAGTGGGACGTATCATTCGGTGTAGCCTCTATGGCTAGCCTCTTTGGAAGTCTTCGTGATGGACGCTTCCAAGATAACAACATCATAGAAATGCCAAGCAATGAAGGCTCTGAAGGACTTAAGTCTCTTACACAGCAACTCATTACTTGGAAGCCTGATACCAAGAACCCAACAGACTGTGTTATGGCTTTATGGTTTGCAATCATCCGCGTTCGCGAATTGATGCAACAATCTTCAAGAGTAGGTCAGTATCAAACAAACCGTTGGGCCACTAGAGCACAGAAGTCTTCTAGAGGTTCACTCAATCTAGACGAAGCCTTTGCAGAGCAATGGGCTGAACAACACGGATAAGGATAAACAAATGGCAGCAGTTAGAAAAGATGGCGGAAACGTTCATAAGGCTAAGACAATTAACCCAATTTACAAGGCAGCAAAATCTGTAACCAACTATGTTGGCGGCGCAGCTCGCGAAATTCGTGATATTCCTACAGCAATTGGCGCATCACTTACACCAGGTGGTCAAGGTTTTACTTCTTACAAAGGAAGAAAATCAACACTTGTGGACCAAGTTAAAGAAGCAGCGGCAGCAATCACTGCTGGACAAAAAGGTTCATCTGTTGCACATAAAACTGCAGTAGGAGATTTTAAAGATTCCAAGCGCCGTAAATAATTTTTCCCTTTAATCGTTAGGACAACAATGGCATTAACAATGGAACAGGTAACAGCTAGAGTTGAATCTCTACGTTATCGTAATCACGAACGTGATTCTCGCAACCTTGACGTCCTTGCTGTCCGTAAAGGCAAAATTGCTGAGGTATACCCAGACTTCTTTCCAGATGGTGTAGATGCTAACGTAGTAGCTAACTTTATTGATATCGTTGCACGCGACCTATCTGAAGTTATGGCTCCACTTCCAGCAGTAAACTGCTCCGCAGCTAATCAGGTTTCTGATAGAGCTCGCACATTTGCTGACAAGCGCACACGTATTGCTTCTAATTACTTTGCCCACTCAGACCTAGCAGTTCAAATGTATTCAGGTGCTGACTGGTATATCACATATGGTTTCGTTCCGTTTATGATTGAACTGGACGATGAAAGCAATCTGCCTCGCATCCGCATAGAAAACCCAATAGGTGCTTACCCAGAATTTGACCGCTATGGTCGATGCATTGCTTTTGCAAAACGTTACACAATGTCACTTGGCGAACTTGTTTCACAATTCCCTGACTACGAGCGTGAACTACTTGGTGGCTACGGCTACAAGCAGGACCTCAACACTCAGGTTGAAATGATTCGCTATTACGATAAAGACCAATCAATCATCTACATCCCAAACAAGCAGAATCTTGTATTATCAAGAGCTGCTAATCCACTTGGAAAGATGATGGTTATTGTTGCACGTAAGCCATCCATTGATGGAGAGCTTCGTGGACAGTTCGACGACATTTTAGGAATTCAACTTCTTCGTAACCGTTTTGCTTTACTAGCTATGGAAGCTGCAGAGAAATCTGTTCAGGCCCCTATAGTTCTTCCACAAGATGTTCAAGAACTACAACTTGGTGGAGATGCGGTTATTCGCACATCTAACCCAGCTGGTGTTCGTCGTGTAGATTTGAATATCCCAGCAGGCGCATTTACTGAACAATCATTATTAAATCAAGAACTTCGTGTTGGTTCTCGTTATCCAGAATCACGCACAGGAAATATCAACGCATCAGTTGTTACTGGCCAAGGCGTTCAAGCTCTTATGGGAGCTTTTGATACCCAGGTTAAATCAGCTCAAGCAATCTTTGCTGCAGCTTTGCGTGATGTTATTAGCCTTTGTTTTGAAGTTGATGAAACAATCTACCCTGAAGAAAAGACAATTCGTGGTGTTGACTCAGGTTCACCTTACGAAGTAACATATAAGCCAGTTAAAGATATCAAGCAAGATTACTCAGCTGATGTCCGTTACGGAATGCTTGCTGGTCTTAACCCAGCTCAAGGTCTTATCTTTATGCTACAAGCACTTGGTGGTGGATTAATCTCCAAGGATATGGCAATGCGTGAACTTCCATTCACAGTCAACGTCACGTCAGAACTAGAGAAAATTGAAATCGAGAATATGCGTCAAGCGTTACTTGGTTCACTTACCGCCTACACTCAAGCAATTCCAC